AACATTCGAGAACACCAAAGCCATCTGGGCAGAGCTCATGTTGATCCGGAAGCAAGTACCACCTTCTCCCAAGTCCACCCCGCTCCAGTGTTCCGACTGTGGGAAGAAATTCCACTCAGCGCGGGCGGAGAATTACGACGAACCACTATGCGGCGGGTGTCTCGCTGCACGAGGTATATAGAGATGACTCTGTTCATCCTCACCCGCGGTACACTAGGTCTCCCAATTCTGACAGCGTCCACCGCTGTAACTCACACCGAACCCCTCCCAAATGGACTTACGGCTATCTATGTCAACGGTGACAAACACGTTGTCAACTCGTGGCCGAAAGACCTGGAGAAGATCGAAGACGACGTCAACACCCTAGACCCGCAGGTCGACTTTGCGCTGCTCGTTCTCCCGATCTGTAAATTAATCCCATTCGACACCACCGATGAGATAGTAGAGTTCATCGGCACGATGGCGTACTGCCTCGGAAACAACGTGGAATCAAAGGGGGCAACATGTGTGCACTAAACGCCGCTCAGTACCAGCGCATCGGCGCTGAAAACTCGCTCCGCACCCACATGCCCGATTTCGAGTCTCTTCCCTACGAGGAGCGAGATCGGCTAGTACAGATCTACTTGGTGGAGAAGGCTCATCGTGATCATCTGAGATTACAGCGCAAGCTCAATCGTGCACGCGACACGGTCATCCTCCCAACCCGCGGTCCAATAACCCCAGAAGAGCTTCAAGGTCGATTCTGGTGCTAGCATGCGCAACAAATTCCTGTACATCCGTCTGCGTCACCCGCTGAAACCTGTCAAAGCCTACCCAATTCTGCAAGAATTCATCACCAACCACCCACCAGTGAAACCCGTCAAGAGGTCCATCTTCTATGCCAAGTATTCTCCCGAATACATGCATAGAACTCGCATCGCCATGACAGCGGAGTCACTGTACAAGCTGCATGGCATCGCCGCTGCCCGCCACCAGTCTACTTCTTTCCTAGCATCTGCAGTCTTGGAAAATAACTTTCCTGACCTCAAACCACCGCCGAATAGTAAACCCTGCGAGCCGGTTTCCTCCGAAGGAATAATACCACCCCACATTGTTTCGGAGGAAGACAAGCCTTCTTCTAGGAAGGACTCACTCGCCGACCTATCTGTCGAACAACATGCCTATCGCCACGACGGTACATTGAGTGGATACCTGGGTATTCTGGCAATCATTCTACAGGATGAGATTACGTTTCGGGAGACTTATGGGAAGTCGCCGTTGTCGCATTCAGCGGTGAGGATGGTTTGGGAGGAGAAGGTTGGTTATAATGGTCTAACGGTAGATGAAAGATTACAGCTTTTCTTTGGTCCAGGTGTCAGTCTCTAGAACAGATTTGAATTATTTTGAATCCTAAGTTAAAAACCGCTTGACCGCTTAGCGGGAGTTAACTATACTGTAACTATAGTTAGTCAACGGGTGAGGAGTTGAAAGAATGCCAGGACCGGATAAGAGATTCACCGTGATTCGCAGTGTTTCCTTCACAAAGGAAATGTGGGAGTTTGTGCAGCGGGAAGCGGTGAAGCAGGGTGTTTCAGCGGGGCACATAGTTCGACTGGCAGTGATGGACTACATGAAGAAAGTCAACAGAAGGAAGCAGTCATGAAAATCAAGCACACCACCATCAAGTTCTCCAACAACTGCAGCGTCGCCGTCCTTGACCGCAAGCCGCAAGACCAGACTTGCCACGACTGCGACAGACTCACCCGCTGTTATCAGAATATTGACACCATGTGGAGATGCCCGAAGTGTACCCTCCAGGCTGCGAAATTGACCGCAATGAAGAGGGATCTACGATTCGGTGCAGCGGCCAAGAAGGTCCAGATCCGGCACCGAATCTCAGCGGCGTCGCTACAATCGATGCGATCGTTGTATCGGATTCTCAAGTTCCAAGAGGACTCACGCCGCTGCGACCCGGCGGTCAGGTTGGCATACGGCGAGAGCACTCCGATGATGCGCCAGAACGCCGCTGGGTGGCAGCGGGCGCTGAAGGTACTCGCGAACCAGTAACCCACATCCCAAAGGAGTGACAAAATGGATCCCATCGGCTACATCGTGCTGTCAGGCTTGATTTCATCCTCCATTCTGGGTGTGTATCACATCCTGCTGATGGCGCAGATCAGGCGCACGCTGCGGAAGTAATGGTATTCGAGAGCCTACACCGCCGTGGGCTCTCATGAACTAACTGGAGAAATGTCATGACCAAACACCCAATCCAAAGACCTCTAAGCAACATAGCAATCAATTTGAGCAAAACAACGATGTATTCTGCCATAGATATTGACAGAGTCGTAGCTATTCTAGAGAATAATAACATGAGTGCACAGCTAATAGAAAGAATTCTACCCGATGCATTAAATGTTGCAGCGGCAAATCTGGTACATATAGATAGTGTGGCGAGATTGGTTCTTTCCGTACACAAACTTGCAACTCAAGGAGACCACAATGATCACACGCCGACAAGCCCTGACATCCCTTCTCGGAACTCTCGCAGCGGCATCAGCGGTCAAGGCCGCTGAAGCGCCAAGTCCGGAAACCTTCAAGCGGGGCGGACGCGAAGTCAGAATAATCAAAGTGGTAGATGGTGGTACTGGACGTTACGAGACAGTAGATGGTGGCAGCGCGCTGGACCAGCGTTTGAATTCGAGCACCGCTGTACGAAGCAAGTCTGGAGAAACGGTGGAAGAATTCTTGGATAGGGTCCAAGCATCACTGGCGTAATTATATTGGAGGGTGGTCCCAACGTGGACCCACCCTCTCAAACTCAAGCCGTCGTTCCGTAACCCGTATCACATGAGGAGAGAAAAATGCTTAAGAAACTCGCAGCGGTGGTTGGGATGGTGGTTGGGATGGGTGCGTGTGGGGTGGCGGAGGCGCAGACCGTCTACACCACCGCTGGAGTATTTGACGTCCAGCATGACCACCCAGAGATAGGAGTAATGGCTGAGTTTGGTGACAAAGTGCGGGGGTACACGGGGATCTCCCTAATCTTCACCGAAAGAACTCACACCCATTTGTATTCGTTGGGAGTGCGTGGCGGGGAAACCCATTTCATCGACACAGGCTTGAAGTTCCACACCCTGGAGCATGTTGAATACAACATAGGCTACGGGTATCGAAAGGGAAGGTTTTTGTTCACGGTTGGGACGTTCATGAGGAGAGACTTCGACGATGGTCATCCACCGGTGTACGCGACGGTGGGATACCAGGTATTTTAGTAGACCTTCCTAGCTAGCTATGTAGCCATAGTTCTTGTGAATACATAGCTAGCTTCTCATAATAGTAACATCATCTGACGTATCAATTACAGCGCCAGCATAGATTAACTGTGCGAAATAAGTTTGTGATGTACCAGTAAATAAAGCATGGAATTTATACTGAGAAGATCTGGTCACAACTAAAGGGTCTGGCCCAAAAGACCTTCTCCTGAAGACTCTAAATCGAAATTGATCATCAGTTATGTCATATACATCAATACGTTCTTGAGTTTCAAGATTTTGCAAATTATATTCTAATTCAACTGAGGACCAATCTGGAGCATGAACTCCTGTCCATGATAGTGAGAGAGTTGCTACGGTTCTAAAGGCTCTCCTGATTACGTAATTACTAGTGCCTACAATTCCATCAGGGGATACAGCTGAAACAGTAGCTTCTCCAAAAATAAATCTATTTATGTAGGGTTTAATACTTGCTGGGCCTTCTACTGTTATTACAAATCTAGGATTACCATTTATTATCCTCTGATCGGAACTAGGCACGGAAATTTCATCTTGTTTAGTAGTAGTACCTAAAGGTATGTAAAATGGAGTTAATTGAATTGTTCTAGCCCATTGAACTCGATAAGATACTATGTATCTTATTGCTACACCTGTCTCTGGAGGAGACCATGATATAGTGACATCGATATTTTGTCTCAAACCATCATCTCTCCGAACAAAAAGTACCAATAAATTCACTACTGGTCCAGGAATCAAGTCACTAACTGTCACCACATTCGACTCCCTACTATCCGTCACCCCTCCCCCAAAATCAGCCGTCAGTGTCCACATATGCATCCCCGCCGCCAACCCCGTCACATCCGCAAACCGAATATGCCCCGCAAAACTATCAAGATGCGTCCCCGGCCCGCTCAGCGTGAATCCAACAGCATCGCCACCCGCAATATTCCAACCCAATGTAACCTTCTGCCCATCACCATCTGTTACCACCCTCCCGCTGAATACCGTAATCCGTGGCTGACTAATCGTCACACTCACCCCAGCCCTCAACCCAGGTCCAATCGCTGTCACTCTGTAAGAATAAGTCCCAGGCTCCACCCCCCTATCCGCATAAGTATTCCCACTAGTCGTCCCCAGCGTCACTTCGGGATTACCAGTACCATGCCGCTGTCTAGTCCATCTATAACCTGTCACCGGCTGCAGCGGCAAGGGATCGCTGGCATCCACTTTACGATATACCGCTCGCAGCCCCACATCCGCTCGTGCAACTTCCGAAAACAGTGAGAGTATCGCATTTGCAAATATCACACCCAAAACCAATCTTGCGCTATCTGTTAATGCATACGATGTACCGTCTGTCCATGTGAACCTCGCCGTAACTTGATAATCATATGTCCCTTCACCAACTCCACTCTGGCTAGCACTAGGAGATGAAGTTGTTGCAAATAGAGATCCACCCCTTCTCCATTCATATGAAGCACCTGGGTATGAGTTACAAGACAAAGATACGTTAAATAATTCTCCAACTTGAGCAGAAGATACTCGAAGAACTACAGGATTAGGGGGTTCACCCGGCTCTGGTTCTGGATCCGGCTCTGGATCCGGCTCTGGATCCGGCTCTGGATCCGGCTCCGGCTCTGGATCCGGCTCCTCTAATGTCACACTCGCGCTGTCAGTTAAGTTATATGGCATACCATCTACCCACGTGAATTTAACTTCTACTGAGTAAGTATAAGATCCTCCAGATACTCCCCGCTGGGAAGCAGTTGGACTAGTAGTTACCAGAAATATTCTGCCATCTCTACTCCATTCATAAGTAGCTCCAGGATATGAGTTACAGGATAAGGATATATTGAAAAGTGTCCCATCTTGTTCAACAGATAGTTGTAGTTCTGGCGGACCAGGAGGTTCTTCTGGCTCCGGTTCTGGATCGGGTTCCGGCTCTGGATCTGGTTCCGGATCTGGTTCCGGCTCCGGTATCTCAGGTTCTGGCTCAATAATAGGCGGTGGTGGTGGGTCAGGCGGCGGTGTCAAATCGAAGTTTAATGTTGCGTCATCTGAACAATTCCCAATACCATGTCCTTGCAAACACACGTCATAACGATTTGGTCCCTCCTCAGGATTAGTATCAGTAAATTCTCTATCAGTTGGTCTCTGTCGAGCAATCAATCTCCGATTGCGACGTATCTGTGCTTGCGTGACAAAATCGTAGGACGTGGGCAAGTGCGGAGGTCCAAGAGGGTGTGGCAGGTCCCATTTCAACCTTACTTGCGGGCGCACGGGTAGGTTGTCTGGGTCCGTAAGAGGTAGCTGCACCGGACGGCCAAAAATGTCGTACACGCCACCCTGTAGTTCCCTGACTCGTCGCGGCTTCGCACGTCCTGCCGTGGTAGATTTGCGTACGTTCGACAGGCCAGGAACAACAGACACCAATTCCGATGACACCACCCTAGTCTTATAACGTTCGGGCATTACAGCGCCCCTGACAATGCGCGGCGCAACCTGCCCGCTGTACCATCTTGTGCCAATGCCGGCGGATCTCCTACTCCGATGCGCCTTGAGCGAATACCAGACAAGGACCACTCCTTGAGCCCCGCTGCACTAAGTAGAGGGGATATGGATACTGACGTGCAAAGCCACTCATTCATAATTTCAGCTTGGATAGGCTCCCCGATAGGAATACCTTCCCCTTGAACCCAGAATGACCCTCTTGGGCCATCGGACCCAACTACCTTTAGCACCGTCTGTACAGTGTTATCTGTTGCCGCCCATATAAATCGATCATCACCCCATCGAAATAAGTCATCCTCCCATCGCATCTTTTGTACATCACCGGATAATTGTTCAATTGCTATCAGCGACCCTGGTACAACGGCATTAGGTATTGCTTCTGTGGGATCCTGCGTCTCAAAATATAACAGACCATCCCCAATGTCCGTAGCGATCAGGGTGGGCAGCGGCGGAAGGTGCTGACCACCAAGGTAGAAACTATCACCTGGCACCATAGACACTAGCGACGAGAACTGCCGGAATGTCAATAGGCGTTCAAGGGCGTCAATTGTTTGCAGATTGACAGTCCACTGAAATGGGTATCTTCTCAGGTTATCAATACCATAGCTCCGTGCCCTTTCTACACCTGGGTCTGATCCTTCTCTCGAATCCGCAACCGCCTCATAGCGCCCGGTCCCACCCTCCACACGCTGACGGTCTTGTACATAACCTTCGTCGATGGATTCCACTATAATAGAATCCTCTGGTGTACTACGTGTTGATACCACGTTACGCGCTTGCGACCGATCCTCCTGGATGTCAATAGTCTGGTAATTGTTATCGGACAGTATCAGCCCGTTAGGCTGTCCGTGGCGACGCCATTGCAAGGTCTTGGACGCATCGATGATGTAACCAATGTCTTCTCCTGCACGTGCTTGCAAAGCCTCCAAGAAGCTGCGCCAGTAACTACGCGATCCGCCAGCTTCCAGCGTGGAGAATGATGGTGTTATCGCATTACCGATGCTGTGGTCGATGTTATCTATTATACCTTCGGACCCAACACCCGGTATTCCGGTCTGCCATTGATTCAGCAATCGCGACAGGAATTCTCCGCTAGTCTCCCCCCCAGTGCTTACTAGAGTCCCTCCACCATGTAAGCGGCGGTCAAAGACTACAGAGTAATCAACACCAGACGCGCTGACAGCCTGGTTATCCCCTCCGGTTAGATTTACAGAGGGGTTGATTAACCAACCTCCAAACACCGGTACACGATCGATGGCCCGGTACCAGGAACATACACCCCCGGTGAGGTCACACTCACAATCGACTTCGATGTAAGTATCTGCCAACTCTACTATTTGAAGCTCGGTTACTGCCGAATCAGATCCATCTAGTAATTCGACACCCTTCACCACTACCACTTTATCACGTGGGCTCAGCGGTGGAATAATATTGTTACCCGTGTGTGTTAACCTCAGTCTGCCGGCAGTTGGTAATGTTCCAATAGCAGACACCGGTGACCACTGATGCAGGACACAGCGGACCTCTGCTCCGTCTACTGGCTTCCACGGTGTTTCACCACGAGTGTCCGCATACGCAATCTGAGGGGGGTTAGTCGGCAGAGTCCACTCATAGCGGGCTATAATAGAACGTGGAACTAGTGGGGGTTGAAAAACTAATTCCACAAGGTCGCCATCATTGGTCCCAAGCGCCAACCCGTCAAGTGCCCAATGTCCGGTTTCAACAGCCAGCACCGAGATGACACCCTCGCCGTCAAGATCCGCTCGCAGTGGTGCCGCTGACCTGGGCAACGTGTATGTGCCGCCGTTATAGGATGCACCCGCAAGGGGGTATACTTGACCTGCTATTACCAGAGAGAACTTAGATAGGACATTAGCGGACAATGTCTGAGGCTGACCTAGACCGTTTTGTACGTCTACTAGGACAGATGCATCTTGCAATCTAACACCAGAAATATAACGATCTACGTCCACGAGAAACCGTGATGTAGTGTCAAGAATCTCAGTAGCCGTGGATCCTGGGTCATTAACCACTACACGCGCGGCCAGGCCCACGTATCGATCCTCAGTCGGCTCAGCGGGGTCTACGTCCGTCTGTATCCCATCTCCCTGTTGCAGCACCACTTCCCGCTGTCCGGTGTCAATGCGGGGGTTGGGTTCCAGTCGCCCGTCATCATCTGCCAAGCGTGTAGCCGCTATGGTTACGGTCCACGAGTCGGGGTTCGATAGTGATCGACTTACCAGACTACCTCTGTCTGGTTCCGGTAGCACGGCGATCAAGAAATTACCACTGACGGAGGATTGCGTGGATAGGTCTACATACCAACTCTCACCACTGTTGTTATGACGCACGAATAAGTCATTGAGTTGACCTATCGATTCTATACCTTCCTCCACACGCAAAATAAACCCGGTGGAAGATAGGATAACTTCGGTGATGGATGCGTCACCAATGATCATTTGGACGGATAACCGCGTGTTATTGAAGACGCCGGTAGCACGTGCTCTCAACCCCGCTAAATCAGTTGCGCTGGGAGATCCGTGGTCAAAGACACTGTAACGCTGTCCACCCCGTATTTGACGGTCGGTCACTAACCATGCTACATCGGACACGGATGCAGCTGGTTCGACTATCACGCCATCAAGATACACTTCGTCGTCGCGCTCCATGCGTGACGCGGGGTGAGTAGCTTGAAATATTAGACCTAACCTCTGTTCATCCCTGGCCCGCTGCGCGAGAGGTCGACCTATATATTCTGTCGCCGTGGGATTCCAGGATGCTCGTGTTCGGCGGCGATTGGACAACTCCGCGCTGATATTACCAGGTTCTCCTAGTGATGCAGTAATGGTAGCACTGCGCAAGTCCCCCGTATGGTCCACCCACCTACGATTACGGTATCGACCAGACTCAGGGCGTTCTCCTACTTCCACAGTAATCGGTGTACTAGCCGGGGTGCGACCAGTATGTGGAATGCGTTGAATATTAACACTACCACTAACACTAGTAGGTGGACCAGTAGTGATAACAGGAATATCGGTTTCCGCCGCTTCCTGATATAAAATTGATACTGAAGTTCTGAGCGTATCTATGCCTTGGTTCTCTACGGCCACGCTCCGTGAATCACCAAGAAACCTGAACTGAGCGTTCTCTATGTCCAAGTTCGGTGACTTCTTGTCAACTAGGACGGCTATAAAGTTCCCATCCGTGTACTGCGCCGTGACATCGGGAAGCGTCCAGTCGTATGGTTCCTCGGAGTCAATTCCAGTAAGCTCTGACAGATCTACCGTCAGCATTGTCTCACCGGACCGGAGGAATAAAACTAATGATTCTAAATCGATATGCCGTGCGTGCTGTGACGTTCTAAGATCATATGGCGATGGTTGAAGGTCTATCCGCAACCGGCCGGAAGCCACGCTCAGTAGGACCACATATGCATCCTGAGCCCCCTGAGCGAATAGCGGTGGAATACGCGGCAGGGCAGCTTCAAGACCATCTATCGTCGTGTCAACTAGCGATACAACTCCAGCGACGTCGTCTCGGTATCCACGTCTCACATGCCGCCATACGCACGCTGGAGTTGCATCCTCTACGTTATTGTCTCCATGACCTGGACGCACGGCAGGGTGAAATATGGACACAGGCTCAACTACCGGAACAAGCGGGACGAAGCTCGGTTCCGGGTCATTAACTTCTCCCGTTTCCAAAAGCACGTTGGAAGACGTAATATCTACAAATGCCAGAAAGACCCTCTTGCCTGAAATGGCAGCGCCGAACTCTCCCACGCCGTCACCGGACCATGAATATGGAGACGTTACGTCTGACCCACGGATGTCGCTGACCCGAAGTGAAAGTACGCGATCTCCAGAGCGCAGAACAATCCCGAGTTGGTCAAGGTTAGTCAATTCGACCTGAGTCGCGCTGTTCTCGCGCCGCACCTCAATACGTATCCCGTTGGACCCAGGAGTAGTGGAGATCGAGAACCCGTGCAGGTAGGCATTGACACCACCCTCAACCCAGTATGGGGGAATGCGAGGGCGGTATCCATCGACGAAGTTCGTCTCTCCAGTCGTACTATGAGTCAGTACGATTCCAGGAGTTGACAGCGGAGGGTCCGTCTCCCGCCAACCGTCTCGAACCCTACCATCGAATATGGAGGCAGGCATCTTATTGACTCAAATTCTGCGTTCTCAAGCTGACTCCCCCCGCCGCCGCTGCAGGGTCCTGACCTGTGCGAGCCAGGAACGGTAAAATGGAGTCATACCACAGAAGCGACCCTGTAGCACTTGGGCCTGTCCACAATGCCACTGTGGTTGCTCTCGTCCAAGCGTTCGTTGCTTGTCCAAACGACTTTCGGACGAAGTTCTGCGCAACGCCATCTAGAATGAATTGCCACTCGTTGGGCGTCGAGATCGACGGTGTTGAATATCCACCACCCACCACCTGGTTCGCCGCTGTTGGTGGAGTATCAGTGTGCAGCGACAGGTAGTTCTCCCCTTCGACCACCCCGCGCAGGAACCGCTCGTTGCCGACCCGGCCGGCGAGCCCGCCGCGCAGGTCCAGAAACGCGTTGTTGTTCAGGTCAACGTTGGGGCTGGAGCGGTCGATCAGGTAGACCGCGCCGCCCACAGGCCGCAGCGACACGAGGAACGCGTTGGCGAAGCTTGCCGCCCACCGGTAGCGGCCGGCACCGGCGTCCGTATCCGCCGCACCATCAATCGCGAAATGCCGGATGTCGCCATCGGGTGCCCTGAGCACGAATACCAGGTCGTCCAGCGCGTTGGTCGACAGGGAGATGTCAGAACCGTCCGTTCTCGTGGGTACCCCGCTGAAATGCGCGTCCACGGCAGCAGTGTAGAAAGCGAGGAAGGTGAAGTAAGACGTTCCACCCCCAGCCAGGTAATGCGGCGGGATCCGTACATCGTTCTGGAAGGTTGGCCCGCGCGACGGTCTGATAATGGAAGAGTCGTAGCGCGCCGTGGGCCACTTGTAGCGCCACACGGCTCCCGGCGTCGGGTTGCGGACCAGAGGGTCCCGGTCGCCCCAGATGATGCGGTCGTCGTTGAAGTCAGCCATGCTATTGGACCTCTATAAACAGTGCGCGCGCTGGTATCTGAATGGTGTCGTTGGTCATTGCCATAATGCGCGGGTCCACCAGGGCATTCCGAATCAGCGCCGGTCTGTTTGTCGGGCTTGCAACAAGGCTTTCCGTAGACCATAGGCCAACGTTAGCAATCGCTGTCCAGTCGCTTCCCGGCGTAGGCGTCTCGATGGTCCGTCCGTAGGAGATCCTTCGTTGGCCGTTGATTGTTTCTAAAACCCAGTCTGAGTCAGCGAGGGGAACCGGAGAATACCCCAGGCCTGTGATTGAGTTTGTAGTCGCCGCTGGACCAGTGTGGAAATGAAGCCAGAGCACTCCGTCTACCATCGCCCGGAGTCCACGGTCAGCACCCGCAATCGGAAAAGGCATCGTTACCTCACTACCTGCATGTCACTCAGGGCGCGTAGAGTTTGTTTCGCGGTCCACCGGCCGGATTGATCTTGTACGACCTGGATGTTGATATTTGGTGATTGATTCCCACTATTCTGCTGTGGTGGGGGTGTTATACTATCCCCAGATACCGTCATAGTACCATCAGACATCGTTGCAGTGCCACCAGACATCGCAGTGCCAACAGCAGAAGATACTTTTTCTGCTATATTCAGACCCTTCTCCCATGCACGGGTCGCTGCGCTTATGGCGGTAGCGGCTGCCTCGTCAACGTCACGACCCTCAATGGCAGCCTCAAACGCCGCGTCGATAGCCTTCATGCGGATGAATTTCTGACGCTCTTGTTCCAGAATCTCTTTAGTATAGTCCTCTTGTGCTTGGAGTGCTACCTTTAATGCAGAATGCTCTGACATTACCCACTTGCCATGATTGTCAATTAGTTGCTGTGTCTTCTCATCATCACCTTCCTCTACCGCCTTTTGGTAATCTTCTGCGACCCCCATTATGTCATCAAAGGCGTCCTCTCCACCTTTTTTGGCACGGTCGAAGGAAGACATAGCAGCCTTGCCTGCGTTACGCAGTTCATTCTCGATAGCTTCCGCTGCTTCCTCAGCGGCTTTTTCTTTGCGCTCCATTGCTTCTTCAAAACTCTCAGCTAGGTCCTCATTCTCCCCCTTCATCCCTTCAACCATGTCTGGCCAAATTGACTCACCTTGAATTTCTTTAGCGGCGTCCTCAGCGGCTTTTATGGCGTCTGCCATAGCGCGTGCAACTGACCCCGCTACATCTCCGATCTCTGATTCCATATCACTGGTCATAGTAGACCAAGCAGATTCAATCTCCCCCTTTGCGTCTTCGATGGCTTGTTGAGAATCCTGCGCCGCTAGTTCCTGAGCCTGTGCCAATTCTTCCGCATTCAACTTCATTGCTGCTATTGTTTCTTCATCCTTAGTCTTTATAGCTTCGATGGCAGCTTCCCAATCTACTTGAGTCTTATTTGCTGCTTCCCCTTCCTTCGTTGACACGCTGTCTGCATTACCCTTCATAGCATCTGTGGCTGCTTTATCAGATGCTTCCACAGCGTCCATCGCAGCTTCCCAAGATGCTGATGCGGCGGCAGCGGCCTCTGCGGCAGCTTTCTTACGCTCCTCCGCTGTAGCATTGGCACCTAAAGCCATCGCCGCGTCAAAAGCCGCTATACGAGCATATTTTCTACCCTCATCTGCTAATATTTCAGCATTCTTATCTAATTGAGCTTTCTTCGCTTGTTCGGCGGCAGCTTCTGTAGAAGTAACCCAAGGACCATGCTCAGCAATAAGCTGGTCCATTAGATCAGTATTACCAGATGCAGCGGCATCTTGGTATTGTTCAGCGGCGGCTAGGGTATCTGTATAGGCTTGCTCACCTGCTTGTTTTGCCCTTTCGTATCCACTTATGGCTGAACTAGTGACTTTCTGCCAAGCCTCTTCTGCCACTCTAGCAGCTTCAGCTTCCGCAGCTACCTGCTCCCGAGTATTCAAGAGCCGCTGCATGGTAGCCGCGTCACCAGCTTTAACAGCGGCGTTGTATTCTCCGGTCCACCGGGTAGCTTCCTCAGCACTCCGACCAGCCTCTTCCCATAAACTTTGTGTTTTCCTTAATTGTTCAAATCCTTCTTCATTGTCCTGCCAATTCACCGCCTTATCAAATGCCTCGGCGGCAGAGAGAGCGCCCGAATCAATATCGTCAAATGATTTAATGATAGAATCAGACCAATCATTTACTTGTCTTTGTCCTTCAGAGAACTTATTTCCGATCCAAGTGAAGAAACCCGCCGCAGCGGCAACCGCAGCCCCAACCCAATCCCCCTTGGCTAATGCGCTCAAACTATTACCAAGAGTTGAAACAAATATATTATTAGACTGACTCATAGCTGAACCAACAGCTAGAACGCCAGCCTGTAGATTGCTGAATGATCTTTCTCCATCCTTACCTGTAGCATTCATAGCTACACGAAACGTATTCAAAGATTCTCCTAATGGCCCTCCTATATTACCAGCGATCTGCGCTAGAGCCAGGTCCATTCTATCAGTGGCTTCGGTGGACTCATCTTGCAAGTCTACCCATCGTTCCATAACTGGAATAGTTGATGAGTAATGGAAGTTACGAAGTTCAACCCCTTCAGCAATTTGACGTTCCGCTACAGCGGCGGCATCCAGACCACTTTGATACGATTCACTAATTGTGCGAACTTCTCGATATGCTTCTCCTAGTTCCCCCATACCTTCAGTTAATTCGTCAAACCCTTTGCTAGACTCTTTAATTCTATTATTTGCTCGCTCCATAGCGGTGTTGAAGGTCTGATCAACAACCTCAGATAATGACTTATATGAAGTCTTAACTTTTTTAAGACTAGGAGGCACCTCATCAGTACGCGCTAACCATTTACGTAATTCCTCATTTTGTTCCTTCATCCAAAGGGATCGAGGGTCTGCCCCTAGTTCAACAAGCCTCTCTCGTAATGCCGCAATTCTAGTTTCAGCATAATGTGTATCTGCCCCAGCCTTTTGCATATATTCACTAAGACGATCGATTTCCTCATTAATTTTTTCTACATCAGTAGACCCCCCCGACATTACATCAATAGCTCCTCCCATCGAGGATATGAAGAATTCAAGAGAAGCCGAATAAGCATCTGACAATCCAGTAACTTCAGCGAATTTACCAGCCATCATAGAGAATGTATCAGAAAATGTTGATTCCAATCCTGATGTAGTCTGTGACAAACGCTCCATAGCACCTTCGTGCTTCTCAAACTCGCTACGCAGAAGCTCCATAGCTTCGGTAGTGTTACCCCCTCCCTTAGCCAATTCTTCCAGTGCGTTTCGAGCAGGACCAGATAGTAGACCAAATTCCTGGAGGCGTGCTGCTGCTTCCCCTACAGGTTTTCCAGCTTGCAAATTCGTATACAAACGACCTACCCAAGTAGATACACCTTCCAGCGGGGCACCTACTCCGGCCGCAGCGTCACCAATGATACGCAGAGTATCAGCACCATAGACAGTATCCGCTGCGAAGACCTTCAATAATGTGGATGATTCCAATATTCCTGGTAATTGGAATGGAGTGCTAGCGGCGAAATTCGTCAAATCTTCTACGTGATCTTTAGCCTGTTCAACTGATGGATAGAATGATAAAAACTTAATGGTAGCATCTTCTACTGTCTTATTGAAATCTATACCACTTTTGACGAAGGAAGACATACCAGCGCCCAATGAAGCAACCCCTGCCGCTGCGAGCAATGATCTAGCGTTAATATCCTTAAAAGTCTTATCTCCACTCTTTCCAGTTTTCTCCAGATGACCGTCAATACTTTTCAAGACAGGAGTCAATTCATCCTTGATTTGAGCCAGCGCCTCAATAGTTCCTACATTAACAGCCATTACAGACGCCCTTCGTCGTCCATTTGTTTACGGCGTTGATCGTAGTCAACAGTCAATGATTGCTCGCGATTCTTATCAGCCAATTGAACTAATTTACCCTTGGGTCTTTCCACATTCTTCTTCTGCTCATCACTTAATGAGTGCCACCTGTGAACTTCAATATACGCATTTCTATACCAGCGATACTGAAGTTGGAGGAAAATATGGGGATTGTTTCTAATCTCGTCAATTGCCTCACTTGGTCTACACCCGTATTCTCTAGCGACTAAGTCTGCCAGCCCGTACAGTCCCAGCGGCCCCTTGCCGTCCAACGCACGGTGGGCCGCTAGAAATTTCCCTCCGTCATGCTCGACAAAGCGACCTGCGCTGCGACCCATGCCCGGTCGTGAAGCCAGGATCGAGTTTTGAGGTCTAACGACGCCACCCGCTCCAGGGTCACTGGTGCAGGAACCGTAGCACCACGCCGGTTGCTGGTGGTGTATGACCAGTCACGGACGAGCTTGAACGCTAGAACGTCCATGTCGAAATGTCTTCTCTCGCTGTTGTCCGGTGCTTTGGGGGTAGTAACTACTTCCGCCGCAGCGGCAGGTGGGTCCACGGAAGTTTCGGAAGTTTCGGACGTTCCTTGAGGTTCCCCTTCGGTCAGCCCGCGCTGATCAGCGGCTTCCTGGACCGACACACCCTTGCGGAATGAGTCCATCAGAATGCCCATGTTCTCTTGACCCATGGTGCGAAGCATGACACCACGCATCTCCATGTTCCTCTTGGCGACAGGTTCCGCTGCTGCCTCCAAGTGGCATGGTGCGAGTTCGTCGCGAAGTTCCATCCACTCACCGGGTTCGTGTGGGATGTCAACGCGAGTTGAATTCTGACCCATGATCATTTGAAAATCTCCTTCACGGCTTTAGAGGCATCATCTAGACGCCTTTTCTTGTCCATCAACGGTTGACGTAGAAACTGCCATTGTCCCCTACGGTAATTAACTCCTGGCTTATTATGAACTACTACAGCGTGCTCAGCGCCAGGGCCTCCATAAGTCACTTTGGCAGAACCGTCTTCATTTTGAATGATTTTCTTGGAGCCTAATAATGCTCCCGTATCAACAGGTACCAATTCTTTTGAATCTGTTCCAGCTCCGCTCACCATAGCCGTCGCTCCAGCAGCCTTGGCCTCTTCGACCAAAGCCAAGGCTGCTGGAAGATTGGAGCGGTAGGCCACTAGAACCCCGCTACCACGTAGTCGGATGCCGCGCGTGCACGAATCAGCAACTCGGCGCTGAACATCAGGTCGTCGGTGAGACCTGGGACAGGATCGTTGTGAGCTACTTCCACTTCCACCGCACGAGTGACGCCGGCGATGTAAGTCACCTGGAACGTCCTCGGGGGAACGTCAGTGCGCAACTGAGGATACCCAATCACCCTGGACGCGCTCGTTTCCAAGATGGCGTTGCGATCCGTGTTCAGCTGCAGGTATCCCTTGAGGACAATACGAGCGATCTCCAGCCGTCCGATGAGACCCTCATTCCTGATGACGTCCTCGAATGACGTCAAATCGACCGAGATGCCGGAAGCGTTGATGCCGTTGCACTCCGTAATACGGGGCAGCGGAGTGAGTGCGCCGACCGTGTTCGCACCGGCATCGTAGCTGTCGATATGAAACCTTACTCCAGTAGGTCCAAACTCGTTGGGCATTTTTACCTCACTGCAGCGATGATCTTCGCGCTGCTATCAGATCCAACCGTCCCAGAGAAACCCCAATTCACGACGAAGTATCTGTTCAAATTCCCCGTCACCACCGTGAGTAGTTGAGCACCGGATTCCGTAATGACACCCGTGCTCGCTGCGCCCGCGAATGATGCCTCGTCAGCCGGGTCCGTTCCGTGAGCGATGGAAACGGTCAAGCCGTCTGCACCGTCTAGAACTAACCCATCAACCATGATACAGAGGACTGTGGGACCTACCTTCTGAAGCCCGAAGTCAAACGTGCGACCTTGGGCTCCGGGTGAGTCACCAACCTTGCGGCCACCGCCCTCCAATATTATACCATCGCGGTAGACGTGAGTGCGAGATGCATTGAGATACGTGATGTTCACCTTGGTGAATGCCGTCAATTGAGGAGGTAATGAGTCCTCTTTGAGACGAATATCTTCTGCGATGGTGCACGGCAACCCACGAGTGCCTCCGTGATGCGCTAGGATACTACGCCACGGATACTCAGGGGGGTTATCCACGAGTAGACGGCGCAATGACGCTTCCCGGCCCCTCAGATGACCCGCTTCGCTGATTTCATACGTAGCGTGTCCCAAGTTACCGTCATTCTTGATGGCTCCCAATGGACCCAATACGGTTAGATCCTCGGTCAAAGCCTTGAGTGAGTCAGTGACCTCTGTCAGCGCACCTGGACCGGCGAAGTCGAAACCCGCCACCCAATGGACCAACGAAGTTGGGCTAATTTCTCCAGCCATGTCCACTTACCTCACAGGAGAATGCCAACATTCCATAAGTAATTGGAACACTAGCCTCTCTCGTTTGTCTTGTTGTAACAAGTTAGTGTTGTTCGTTAATTCTGCCCAATTGATATTTTCTTGTTGAGCCGGCCTGCCATATAATCTTTCCCAAGAGTCGTATGGAGGCACCGAAATATCTATTGGTAAAGTTCTGGTGACACCCACTAGCATTAGCATACGGTCCCGAACGTCGTCTAATATTGATGTAGCTAATAACTCTTTGTTTTCTTCGCACCGAGCCTGGAATATTATTCCGGTATGAAACCATTCAATTCCACCATCATGCTCTAACCAGGGCTTATTTGGATCGTCAATTTCCCGACTACCAAAAGACTTAGTTGCTCCTGCGCCTGGGGTGATAACAATCGATACGGATACGTCGCTGACATCCCGAATGGGCATACGCTGCCAATATAGACTCTCCAGCGGGCCGGTTTCCACCAGCCAATCGTAAAGAGCGTCATATAGCATTAGCCTGCTGACCCCACTTTACACTTGTAAATATACCGTTCGCCGCTCGAGTTTTTCACTAGTCCATCGACCTTTAATACTTTGTAACGAACGTTATTCCAAGTGATATAGTCATTTTCGGTTACTCTAGCTTCAGCATCATAAATAGAAATCTTAAGCGAGTCAGCAGGGCGTTGGGTGGTTACGGGGGAACTTTTGACAGCACCTATGGTAACAGCGGACACTCCCTCAATTCGAGCATCAACCATTGAATCCCGAAACCCGAATTTCCCTGTTATGGGGTCAACAATATTAGGATCCGCTGTATGCAGCGTGATCCGCACCAACGTGCCAAGCGACTGCTGCACTGACTTCTGCAGTCCGGCAAGCTGTGTGAATAGTGCAGAATCAGCCATTAGTAGCCACTTCCATCAAATATGGATGTTGAGTCACCAAATAAACCAGATCCTATCGCATCATAATCCTTCTCGTCTAATAGCTCCCCGAACCAACTGTCTGGAATAATATCTCTCACAGCGGACGGAATAACCTTACGCATTACTCCCTTACCGAAACTAATGTCACCAGCGCGGGTGATCTTCAAATCTTCGATAACCTGGTCGTTTGTTAGGTCTGAGACTGCCAGCTTTCTAGCAAATTCGCAAGTGGCATCTCGAAGTTCATCTGGGATTTGTGCTGGGTCTACAGCGGCACCGTTGCGCGTTGTCAATCCAGTACGGGGAAATGCTAACGGTTGTGTTTGGTCAGTTGGTGACCCGTGCCAATTGAACCGATAGTCCATGAATTTGGTGGAATATCTGAGTAGCTTTTCTTTTTGGGCGTCCTCTACTAAAGCCCACTCACCACCGTCATAAGGGTGATTTTCTGACCAAACATTGGATTCCGCGAGTGTTGCGTATGTGTCGGTGCCCTTAGCGAGTGCCATATCAAACTCTCTTAGTAAGTATAAACCAATCTACATACCCAATTCAATACACATATTGTATGCAGTTGGTTAATCAGGCATCTAACTAATTTTTCTCAATGTGACACGTTTGTTTAGTTTATATGTTGACTAGACACGCTACAAGGTTTACTATTCGGATACCCGCTGACGCCTCGCTCCGAATTTCCTCCACGGCCAAAAATTTTACACATAAAAAACTTCAACGGGTTTGACCGCATCCCTAGAGTCTCTACCAGCACGCATATTGTCTAGCCATTCACGTCGTTGGTCTGGTGTTGCATCGGCCCATCGTTTTCGCGCTGCTTTACTTCGTCGTTGTCTAGAGATATCTTTGTTTCTATCACTACCCCTGGTACCAGTGCCACCTTCTCCACCTTTTGTCAAATTATATCCATTGGGTGCCAAAGTTCCTAACCTTGCAATCTCTACAATCTCTAGTCCATATGCTTCCTCAAAAGTTTTTACTACGTACAATATTTTTACTTCTGGTAGTCCATATTTCTTTACAGCGGCGGATATAAGCTGTGAACCACTAGTAGCATACTTGAGATGCCCAATTAACCGTTTTTTGAGGTTACTTGTTACCCCTACATACATTTTTCCACCTTTAGTAGACCAATCCAGAAGGTACACAGTAACGTTGAATAATTTCGACTTTTGGAGACTCATACTAAGCTCGTTCTCGTAATGGTTAGGTGCGGGTGGGGAAGACTGACTGAGACATCCCCACCCGCTGGGCGAAGAGGAGTGACCAACTCTCCACCCAATTCCTCCTACTTGCGATTCATCCACCAGTGGATCGCACCGTGGTAGGCTGCAGTCAACACGGCCACTGCAGCCGCAACCTCATCCGGGTCGAGAACTTCGTGCAGATCAGGCACGATGACGGACACCGTCGACAGAATCGCTGCAACCACCACTCGTACTCGTTCGTCACCCATTTACTGACTCCTTTACTGCAACGTGGTCTGCGTTACACGGGTCTCTGTCGAGTGAGCCCCGTAGTTGAGTGTTTCTGTCACTTCGTCCCGCGATGTGGGCTGATCGGACGTCGCATACGGCTGATGCTGGAACACGGCCATGCCATGATACAGCGACCGGATGGGAAAGGTCACGACCTGTGGCGGGAAGTCTCCACCATCGAACGGACCTGCACGTGGCTTGAATCGACACGAGACGGTCACATTGCCATCGAAGTCCGTATCGTAGACCAACTGCACCTGCGCTGTACCACGCTGCACTGTGAGTGACATGACGACGCCAGTGCCGGGCGGTACGGTGGTCGAAGCAGAGTCAGTGCTGCCGACTGATGTAGTGGTGGAGTGCGTCTCTGACTGACCGTAGCCACCGGAGAACGTAAAGGTCTGATGTGCGTCCAGCGCCGCGAAGCTGGCCGATGAACCTATCCGGAACCCAACGGTCGTGCTCGACGATCCTTCGACATGCCACTGACTGGTGCGCGACACGGTGTCAGTGACTTCGGCGCTCTCGCTGATAGTGCAGACCTGTGGTGCAGCGCCCTGACGATTGTCGCACGTAGTCTTGTGTGCGACCTGTGATTCCACACCAGATGAGATGATGGTGCTCGACTTGACATCGCGGTATTCGAGCACCTGTGACGTGTCGATGTCCTGTGCAGTGCGCCACCACCCGCCAAGGTTTCGGTCAGGGTAGCCGCACGCTTTGATCTTCGCCCGAAACATGAAGTTGTCGGTGCCAACTCCAGGGTAGGCTAGAAGTCGCCCGAGATAGTCCGCTGGCACGTTGCTGCGGATGTCCTGTCGACCATGAGCAGCTACAGCGGGCATGCCGTTGGGACCGCCGTCGGTGACGATATCCACGCTGATGCCCTGAGCATAACCCAGCTCGCAGCCGATCATGAAGGCGATGAGAGAACCGAGGATGAGTCTGCGCATTGTTACTCCTGTGTTACGCCGCTCGAAATTGCAAATTGTCCCAATCTACGTTGTCATTGCTGATGTCAACCAGCGCCGATGTCACACCGGCCTTGTTGATCTCGGTGATGAACGCGGCGCTGATCGATGGTGTGACACCCCGCCAGATGTAAGGCTCGGTTTCGTCCAATTCATCCAGGTCCGAGAGACGCCACTTCAGGGTGTCGCCGTTGGCCGCACGGATGACCAACCCGAGGTTGTCTTCGGCGGCTTCGGTGAATTGCGGTCCTGTGCTAGTGCCCGAATCGGCTACAGTCGTCGAAAGGTACAGTTCAAGGATATCGCCACTGGCAGTAAGTCGGAGGAGTGTAACGAAGGCATTGCCGCCGCCCTGGATGTAGGCCGTTGGGATCTGTTGCGTCGCCCTATAGCGGCTATCACCATTAAATAAGATGCGTCCCCTGCTATACGCTATGCTGCGTGTAAAGGACCAGACCGCCCCTGGCGTAGTGCCCCACGTGACGGTCGAATCGAAGATGCTGATTGGTTGCACGGAGCGGTAAATCCACTCCGTCCCAATCTTCATACCGCCAACACGCTCGGTGCCTATCTTCAGCCCGCCGACCACCTCACCACCAATCTTGAGTCCCATGATTATGCCTCTGGGAACCAACCGATGGTGCCGGATGGGACGTTCGCTGGGACAGCGGCCTCATTGGCGTAGCGGGTAAATGTCGGCAATGAATCGAGTTTGGTTTCGTCTTGGGTGGTGAATGCATTCGCACGTGAGCTATTAATGGCAGCGGCGATAGCAGTGTTCATTTGAGTAACTGTTACGTCACCCTGATCACCCTTGTCGCCCTTATCACCTTTCGCCCCGGCAGGATCGAATAGACGAGCGTAGTTGATGCGCGCTGTTTGCTGACCTGATCCAGTACTCTGGCCGCCGATAGCTAACGTGCGAGTTGATGGCGTCCAAGAAAACCAGTTCCTGCTGCCGGCTTCCTCTGCATCCAGAACGCCGATCTTCGGATTGTCCCCATCCTGTTGCGCCGCGAGCCAGTCTGTTCTGATCTGAATCGAAGTGGCTACGTTGGATGTAGCACCTGTTATCCACTCGAAATACTCGTAGGTTGCGTAGTTGGCTGGAAGTTGGAGGCTCGTAACACCGGATGATGAAGTCTGCGGTCCTACAGCGCGGAGGATGGACTGGCGAGCAGCACCTGCGCCGGCTGCTGCCTCTACCCATCGGGGTGTGCTGGCTGAGGCAGTGGGGACTTCGAGTTCGTAGCGTTTGTCTTCGGTGGCGTCTTTGGCGGGTGCGTCTGGAATGCCCTCAGGCCCTGCCGCTGGAGCCTCTCTCACCAACCGAATTAAATCACGCACATGACCAAGATTATTGCCGCCATTCGCTGCGTCATAGAAATTGATCTCAACGGTTCCAGTTGATCCAGCAAGGCGACTGATATTGGCGACACCCGTACTGGCTATCGTGAAGGAATACGCACCGCTAGCTTCCACTTCCGCACGAGCGGTAGCACGAACGGAGTTGATATCAAATTCCAAATGGGTCGTGCCGGCAGGCAGAGCGTCACCCGGAACATGGACGATCAACGTTCGTGGGGCAGGTGAGACCGCCGTGTCCCGAAGCCAATAGTCTGGGTCAATGGAGATATTCCGGTCAAGGTTTGCGATCCGCGCTGAGAGGACATCGATCAGAGCCTCCACCTGCGCCAGAGCCCGACCACCTAACTCACCAAGAAAAGCCGTGTGGAACACTGCCGAACGCCTCTGAACAGCGACAGCCGTGTCTCCACTTCCTGAGTTACCAGCATAGTAATAATCCCAATTGGTATCCGTTGCACGGAATTGATAACCCCAAAGCACTTCCCGCTTTGCGTCGATATCAGTGCGAAACTGAATTGAATCCAGACCCTTTCGCACCCGAACCAGAATCGCTCTGTCCGCTGGAACCGTTCGGGCCGTAGACCAGAGGACCGACCCACCCGATGTAGCAAAGTTGGCAGTGGTTAAATCAGTGGCTGGGTCGAAATTGTTGTTCGTGATCAGCCGGCTGACGCCAGCATTGGTCAAATTCTGGCTATATGCAAATTGCGCGTCAGCGGCGAGAGCATTCGCCCACGTCGCGCCATCGATTACGCGATTGAGGTCAATTGTTAGAGGCTCAAGCAGTTCAATCCGCTCTCGCAGAGCGTCAATCGGTGGACCGCCTTGAATGATATTACCAACGCGAATCCATCCTCTGGTCCTTAACGTCAAGACCATAATGACGTCACCGGATCTAGCAGACGTCACTGTTTCAGATGGGTCCGTAATATCAACGAAACTCAATCCCGATGTGACGCTCTGGGTGATGATGCGGACATCGCCATCATTGGCGGTGCTTAGTGCGGGAAGAGTGGTGCCCGCCGAGATGTTTGCAGAGGCGAACCGCTCCCGCCATTCGCGCTTGTGCTGTTCAGTGTTGGCACGAGCCTTGACGGGTAACAGACTATTGTCGCCAATCGCACTGCCACCAGTCGCTTCCGACGCATCAGCCACCCGAGTAATGGTAATTCGACCGCCACCAGTGGTAAATACCGGATTGCCTCCGTCCTGGGACGCTTCGTTGACACGAATCGTTATTGTTCTGGTTTCTTCGAGTCCGAACACCAACATCCCGTGACCGCTACCAGTCAGGATAGCGTCTTGGATGACAGCGGGGGTTTCGGTGTCCAGAGCGTGAATGCGGAACATCGCATCGCCGCTGCCCGATGTGCGAATCGGATTCAGCGCGACGTCAATGATATATTCACCGGGATCGAGTTCAATGCGGTTAGTGGACTCATCTGGTGTAATTCCACTACCGAATGACCTGCCCGAGCCGAAAGCTACGGCTGTCGTGGTGCCAGAACCGACGTTCGGGATCGCCGTCCCAGACGTGATCGGCAAGGTCTGCCATGCGAGTGACCGCGCTGTGACGGGTTCCTCAGCAGTAACCCCAAGATTGAATAGAAACTCCGCTGCGTCACTAAGTGGTGCGAAGAACAGGATGTCATTTTCGGCCCAATTGACCGCAGAACCGCCACGAGTTCCGCTGATATCAGCGCCGATGGAGAGGATCAGAGGGTGTGGACTACCACGTTGCGAGTCCAGCGTGCCGTTGTAGCTGGATATGGTGGAGACCATCACCGACTGGAAATCATCACCCTGCGCCCGCTGCGTGCCCTCATCTGCCAGAGACTGAAGCGTGGTCTGCAACTCAGACCTGATCTCAGAGTCAGCTTCACGAAGCCGCCCAATGTCCTTCGCCGTCGCCACCCGGTCCAAATTGTAGACCGTCTGTGGTGCTACGGCGGGGATTACGGTGGCTACACGTCGCAGTTCGCCATCCGGGAACTCTGGGGTTTGAGAAGTCTTGAAATACAGGCTTCCTACAACAGCGCCAGGAGCCGTCTGCGCGGCGTCATCATCGGCGAACTCTCCCAAATAGTTGGGTGTCGGTGGAGGAATAACTAGACCGAAAGTAACATCACCCCACGAAAGCCTTACCGCTGCTGTAGGGTCAAGATCGGTCAGAACACGTGGTCGAAAGCTGTTGCGATTGAAATACCAATTGCCAACTACGGCACCCGGCCAATTGTCAACACCGGAAACACCAAGATAATTCGATTGTGTGTACGTCCCAAACGTGGCTCGGGCAGGCGTCCCAGCCACGATTCCACGTTCAGTGATGAATAATTCACCAGTATTCGTGTGCAAGATCAGCTTGCTGAGTGTGTCAGCGGACGGTTGAGCATCCAGCAGAACACGCTGCGCGGCGTCAATAAGTCGATTGACTTCATCCTCATCGGTGCCCGGCTCAATGGAAAGAACTAATGACCACGATCCACCGGCCCGATAATAGATACCTGGGTTAGTCGCCCCAGTTCGCAGATAAAACATTCCATCGGAGCCACCTGACGGTGCAGCGGCCCCGATATTCCAGCCCGTGCCACCGCTTTCAATTGACAGAGCGTTGCGGATCGCAGCCCGCTGCGCGGTGGTCAGATCGGTGGGAAAGGCACGCAGATTGCGGAGGAAAATGTTGGCTAGCGTGTCACGACCACCGGCGGCGGCCAAATCGGCGACAGCGGGATCCGCACCAATGAGAATATCGGTCAGTGCGAGTGGGCGGGTGATGGTGCGGAAGTTTCCGTCAGCCATTACGTCCTCGAATTGTAGATCACGTCCGTGCTAAAGCCCGATGCTACAGCGGCGTCGATGGCGTGGTCGCCGAAATCATCCGTATAGTCCACGGTGATTCTCAATGATTGGCCCGACCGTCGGGTGATGGCTGGCGTGGCTACCCAATTGGATCCATTCTGCGAGAATGAGAGCACTTCACTGCCGAATATCGAGCCGTTGCCACGTAGGACTTGAATGTTACCCTCTACAGCGGAGATGTTATCCGGGTCCACTAAGGTAACTGATGTACCCCGGTTCGTGCCGCCACCGACGACCACCACCTGAAGCTCGCCCAGCGTATCGACTGGATCGGGTGCGGGCGGAGGCAGTGGTCCAGCCGGTGTAGCGAGCACCAAGCCCGGCATGGCGAGATTGAGAGCAAGAGTTCTTGCCATTACCGTATGCAAGCAAAGAGATTTGCCGCGTCGATGGTCGATGCAATCACCCGCAGAAACTCACCGGGCAGGAACGAGCCGGCGGCCATGGGGAACACGTGCGGACCGTGACCCGCTACAGTCATGACGGTGACGTTGCCCGCTGCCTTGGCGTACAGGCCGATGGTGTTGTCTGGCAGTTCGGCGTTGATCACGACCGTCTCGTAGGTGCGGACGAGACCGGATATTGGACTATTGCCGTAGAATCTGACGCCTGCCATGGTGAACTCCTATTGGTGTCTGACGATCAGTCTTCGGGCAAATGGGGCGGGTAGACCATCCACCCGCCCCGACCTACCTACCCAAGCGTGTCGTAGAACAGGAACCCGCGGTTCACGTCCACGATCTGAATGTCGAAGTCCGTCCGACATTCGTAGAGACGACCGATCCGCTCATCGCTGTAGTAGGAACGGACGTTCATGCCGCGCACCGGGGTGATGCCGGGGCTGCGGAACTCGAAGATCGAGACGGCGACTTCGGCTTCCATGGTGCTGGTCGGACCCTGCACGCACAGGAGAACGTTGTCGTCCTCTGGGAAAGCGAACTCCTCTGCCAGTCCGTCCACGCTGGTCCGGCGAGGATCGTTGGCAACGCGCACCATCTGGATCCCGAGAACCTGCGCCACCAGTGCCTCGGTGACGACCTTCAGACCGGTGTCCGCCAGGCGCTCCACGAATTGCGGGTGATCCTGGATGACGTCCCACACCCGACGACCGAACAGCGCGTGGATGGGTCGTCCACCCCCACCGCTGTTGGCTTCCAGAACGCGGATCTGCTCTCGGATGTCCTCGATGGGAGTCGAGTTGTCCGCACCCCACTTGGTGGTTGGGGTGGTAACCCGAGTTCGACCCCAATTGGCCTCGCGGCGGTCGGTGCTGAACACCCGGTTCACGAACCGCTTGTTGAGATTCAGCTTCGCCTGAGTGAGCAGCTTGCGCATCGCCCACTGTGCAGGGTCGTCGCCGATTGCGAGAGCCTGTGACCGCAGCCGATCTCGAACCAACTCTGCAGGTGGTGCATACTCTTCGCAAGCATACACGCCGGTGTCGGTTTCCGAAACCTGCACGGGAAGGCGACCGTCGTTGCCGACCTTCTGGGCCGCATCAGCGTCGAGAATCTCTCCGAGCTTGCGCTTGGAGTATTGCCCGGCGTTGACCGCCACCGGAACGACCGACGCCACGTCCATGGCGAACGGCATCCCCGTCATCCCCATGTAGGTGATCACATGGCGGATCAGGGACTGGTTGGTGTTGAAAGCGGGCTTTGCGAGAGCCATCTGATATTCCTCCTACCTTTGACTAGTGGTCTTGGGTGGTTGTCTACCCAGGCACTAGATAAGGATTGCTGGAATTTCCTGGTTATCAACACCATCCACGAGTGCCTTGACAACCTTGTTCGCTGACGCTGGGCTGAATTCACCCCCGGCGAGAGTGCCGAGTAGCTGACCTGCCTGGGCCGCTGCACCGAGCTTGACGGTGACCAATCCACCTACGATGACGGTGACGTCATTGTCAGGGTTGGCATCGGCAACGGCGTCCATCGTCACACCGAGGACACCTTCGGCGTTCGCGCCGGCCGCTGCGACGGTGCCCGCGCCGGAACGGACCACTGCACGCCACTGTGCGATCGCGGCGCTGGCAGCGTACACCCGACCTACAGAATGCTGACCGATTACTGCAGCCATGCTCATTCTCCTTCTGGCTTACCCGACTCGTCACCTTCTCCACCCGTGGGAGCAGGATCTTTGTCAGGTGCCTCTGGCTCACCCGACCCGTCGCCGTCACCGTCTCCGCCAGTAGGATCAGGATCTGGGGTCGGTGCCTGCGTAGCATCGTCAGCCTCGAATTCGGCGACGATTGCCTTGAGCTTGGCGATGAGTTCTTCCCGGTCACCGCCACTCGACCGACGCAGCTTCCGTGTGACTTCACGGAGCAACGTCCTGCTTGAGATGATCATGTTCAAGTCTCCCGTTCGTCAGAAGTGAGTAGAAAGTGGACTACGACACGTCCGCTTCGTACTCCGCCTTGACGTCTTCGGTGTCAGCCTTGTGGGCCAACTCGGGATTCGCCTTCCGAACTGCCATCAGCGCGTCGCCGAGGTCCGAATGCTGCCCCGTGGCAAGCTCCGCCTGAGCCTTCGCCATCAGCTTCTCGGAGGCAGACACGGTGACAACGCCGCCCGACGGATCGCCCGCTGCAGGCGTCGCCCCGTGGCCGGCAGGCGTCCTCAGTCGATCCTTTGCGAGCTTGGACTGCGCATCGGCCTTCCGAAGCACGCTCAGCACCAACTCACGTGCCGCCTCTGGCAGCTTGTTGATCTCCGTGACGGCCGACGTCAGGTCGTCCTGGCTGATCGTGAGGCTCGGCATCGACGCGGCGATGGTGGCCGCTGCTGCCTTGGCGTCCTTGGCGGCACCCTCTTCACGCAGTCGCTTGATCTCTGCTTCCGCCGTGTCGGCACGAGCGTTGGCGTCTGCGAGTGCCTGAGCGTCAGCTGCTTGCTGCTCCTCGATGGTCATCTGCGTTCTCCTTTTCTTACAAGCCTGCAACCAGGCACTACTTCCATTTCCCTGCGAGAAATTGCTCGTAGGGCATCACCTTGTCTACAGCGCCGGCTGCCATCGCCTCATCGCTGTCGAGCGGTGCACCCCTGCCGAAATTCTCCTGGATATCTTCGAGCTTCATGTCGCGACCTTTGGCGACGGCCTTCTCGAATTGCTTGCGCATCTTCTCGATGCGAGCCTGCATGCGCTTCTTGGTGTCTTCCGACAGTGGCTTCCAAGGCGAGAATTCCGTCTTGCGCTCCGGAGAGCCGAATTCTGTGACCTCGATACCATCCTGCTCTAACTTGCCCGCGAATGACACGTGCATCGCCTTGACGCCGACGCTCCCCGTGGTGCCACTAGGCATCATGAAGACGTAGTCCTGCTGCGACGCGAGGTAGTATGCGGCGCTGCAGGCGAAGCGTGCGAACGCAACCGTCACCATTCTCTTGCGCAGGCCGTACAGCGCGGCTGCTGCTTCTGGGACGCCTTCAACTAATCCACCTGGAGAGTCATACTCCACGATGAGTGTCTTGATGTCATCCGGCAGCATCCGTGGAAGCGACTCAATGTCTTCAGCGGCCGTCTCGTATCCAGCCCAAGTCCAGAATGACCGCGTTGGGACGACGACGCCCCTGACGCCGACCCGTGCCACGCCGTTGAAGATGCTGCACATCAGGTCGCCGATGTACATGTCCTTCTTTTCGCCGTAGTCGTCGCCCGCTGCGATGGCCGCGTCCCGCGCTTCACGCTTCGCCTTGAGATTCTGCAATTCGTTCGCATGCGGTGCCAGATTGAGCAGTGCGGCGCGAGACTCCTCAATCGACACGATGCGAGTATTTGCTAGATCGTTGCGCTCAGCGGCGGTGAGTCTTTTGGCAGACATTACAGGGTCTCGTCGTCGTCATCGTCGGGTTGCGATTCCGGCTCAGCGGGTGCTTCGGACGTGGCCGCTGCATCATGGACTAGATCCGCAACGCTGCCATGGTTGATGCGCGGTGCGTCAGTCGTGTCCATTCCATTCAATGTGAGCAATCTCGGCACTTCGATCCGGTTGACGGCATCCGCGAACCGGTCTAGGTAGGAGTCAATCGCTAATGAGAAGACTGCTTGGTTGATGTTTGCTAGAGCATAGCTGCCAACCTTGCCAGAAGGTAGCAGGAAGTGAGCGGCGTTGACAGGCTGGAGAATGGCGTGATCCTGTCGCTGCAATAGAGTATTGGCTTCGAAGGAGCGAGATCCAGCGCCCTGGGGCATGGTGTACTTGTAGCCTGGCAGACCTATGAGTGCTCCCTGTTGCCCTTTATTGACTCTATCTCTAAGACCATCCAGTCTTTTTCTGAGCTCAATAATTTGTTTGTCAGAGCTATTCTCATTTATATTTGGTGCTTTTCCACCTTGTGGCTCAAATACGGCAGGTGCATTGAGCGTGCGCCGGAGACCGAGCAGCGCGATCGGTTCCATGTCCTCGCGGCGACGGTACGGTGCGTATGAAGGATAGAATGAACTACGACCCAGTATGCCGTATTCTGGCTGATGGGTCACGACTAGTAGAGAATTCGATGATATCTCCGATGTAGATCGGAAGTTGTCCGACGTCTGCCGCAATCCGACGAATTCGTTGTTATCATCCACCAACACTTCATCGATGGAATAATATGGCCGGAAGCTAAAATTCTCCCACAATACTTCAGCGGGGTTGTCAGAATTGTACGTTACCTCGAATATTGCAGCGCCGTAGACCGGTGCGAGCATCGCTTGGCTCACGATGCGGGTCCAGCCGCCGCTATCGCGTGTCAGCAAGTCGATTGCTCTGCGAAGTAGTTCTTCACGCGGGTCCGCGTCGTTGGGCTCATCCTTCTCGCCGACCCACCAATTGACACGCGAGCCGAGGGTGCCGACGACGTTGCGGAATGAACAGACTTGAGGGTTGGACTCAATCATTCTGACGAACCGGATGTAACCCTCAGAGGTACGTAATTCTTCGATGTAGTGTTGGTCGTCACCGCCCAGGGGTGACATGTAATAGCTGTCATAAATATCATCAAGCAGTTCTTCTCCACCGCGCGGTTCATCGCCGCTGTCAGGCGGTGGATCCTCGACCCGGCGAAGGGTTTTGACCCCTAGTTCTGAAAATGACATGTTTCTATACTCTAGCTCATGTCAACCCAAATAGTCAAATTCTAATTGCTTATGCAAGCATTTCGTTGAGGGAGAGCCATTGGTCCAGGTCGAGTGTTGGTTTGGGCGTATAAATTTCGTACCGCGCTGCATCGCACGCATGATCCTTGGTCTTGACAGGCTTGTCTTCTCCACGTTCAGCGGCCTTCGGATCCCAATGGTATTCACCCATTTCTTTCTTTAGGTGTGGACAGTTGCCAATCGTGTAACGCTTGTTGACAAACGCGGTCGCCGCTGCCTTCAACCCCTCGACCACGTCGTTCTCTGCATCGACCCAGTCGAATCCCTTTCCGCTCATCTCCTTCTGGAACCCGGCACTAGTGGATGGGTCGCCGATCAGCGGCACATCCCCATCCGGTACATATTCTCTCACCCACTCACTCGTCTGCTCCGCCTGCTCGACTTCGTTGATTGGACCGTGCACGTGAGCGTCGTATATCCGCTCCGAAACAAAGTGGCTTCTTTGTTTCCCATGTGCGGTGAGCAGTGCGGCGAAGGTGCCACTGGATGCCCAGTCGACGGAAACCGACCACCGCTGCACGGGATCCGGCATGTCACCGCCGTACCACTCTGGGAATATTAGACCGGATAGATCCGCCCACTCGCCGTCAGCCAGCCTTGTCTTCCAATGACCTGTCAAACCACGTTTAATTCTCTGCTTTACCTCCTCGCTGAGCGAGGGGTTGTCATCCATGGTGTATTTGACAGAGACCGCATCGTAGTCTTCTGGCTTATCAATGACTTGTTTCTTGAACCAATGTCCGGTAGCAGCGGGGTTCATGCTGCACCACATCTTCGCGCCTTCAACGCTGAGACGCGTCCACACCATCTGAAATACGGATTCTGGAATTCGGACTACTTCGTCGACGTTAGCGGTCGCGAGCGTCATACCCGCCACCCGATCGGCAGCGCGCTCATCGTTGCCACCCATAATCCAGATCTTGGAAACTCTGCCTCCTGGACGGGGAACGCGCACGTGCCGGCCGCCGACGCCGGAGATCTTAGGGCGATAACCGAGAGATCGCAGGATAGAGAGCGTGCCGATGGTGGAATTAACGACGTTGCGCATCGCGGACGTCTCAGTGACGCCCATGACTAGGTGGTCATGATACGGGAATTTGGCGAGAGCGAATGCAGCGTGGGCAGCGGCCGATGCGACGGTCTTGCCTGAGCGGACTGCACCGACGGCGTTAAAGAGAACGTGAGAGGAAGTGGCGTGGTTTATGGCGAGGCGCTGGCGCGGGGACATCATGAGAGAACACCGAAACTTTTAAGGATGAGAAGGAAGGGGTGGGTCACCGTTAGCTACCTTGGAAGGATTGGATTAGATGCAAAGTTAGAAAGGATTAGTGGAAACAATACGTTTGATCGCACGCGAGCGGGCGCGTTACTCGAGCCTCTCTTGCCGGTCCGCGCGGTTCACCAGCTTGGCCGCTGCATCCATATGGTGCTTCTCTTCTGCATATGAGCCACCCTCTCGACGTATGTCTTCCGCGATGCGGTATTCACGGGAGGCAGCCTCGCGGAGTGCTTTGACACTGGGCATGGTCAATCCTCCTTGGGTGGTGGTAGTGGTTTGGTCTCATCAGACATTCCAAGGAAGTCGCGAGCCATGCGATCGGCCTCTGCAGCGCGGGAGGCTTCTGGCAGTTCGGATAGGATGCGCGTTATGCGGGCTTCGTCTTTGATGAGTGCGGCTGCACGCTTGGCGTCGCCCGACCGAACGTCAGGTTTGTCGAAATCTTCTAGAGCTTCGAGACCTAGTTCCAGAATGCGAGTGCGGGCGCGGATGCGCATGGAGGAGATGTGGTCGTCTTCGAGACGGGCGTAATATTTGATCTTAGCGTCGCGGCGTTTGCGCCAGTCGTCGTCGCGACTCCATCCCATCCATTTGGCTCTTTGGGAAGGTGTAGGCTCCAAACCGAAATGGATGATTGCTGCACGGATGCTGCCGTTGGACTCACAGAACGCGCGGAAACAGCGGTGGCGGTATGGATTTTCGCCGGGTCGGTGCTCCCAGATGCGCTCAATGGGTTTGCTGGACATTTGTCACTTATATGCTAATGGTGTGACTAATTCTAGTCAAGTGGCGCGACGGCGGACGGGTTCTAGCGAATAGAAGATCGCGTGCGCGCGAGACTGCGATCTGCATTGCAGCGCCGGCACCCTCGCCGTGTGGGATAGTGTCGGCACGTCGGGTGCGAAGATGCGACCCCGCACCTACTCCCGCACCTCAACCCGCACCCACAATTAACCCTTATATTCACAGGATTTTTTTCACCCAGGTGCGGGGGTGC